TTATTTTGACAGGTGGCGCGCTTGCGCTGCGGCGGCGCGGATTTCTTCCGCAATTTCTTCGGCTTCCTCGGGTTCGAAATCCATCGGGATTTCGACGCCATCGGCCTCGATGTAGATGCGAACCATCCCAAGCGAGGTCGGGCCGATCTGCATATTCGCGGACAGGTCGCTTTCCTTGTTGATGCTCATTGTCGGGTCTCCAATAGGGTTTCCTTGACCTAGCGGATCGCAGATGCCCTCGCAAGAGTGCGGCGCGCGGCGCAACGGGGGCCAACAGGGCACAGAGCGGGGCAGGGTGGGAGAGGCCGGGGTGGCATTTTCACAAATTTCCATCCCCAGCCCCTTGCCATCGCCCCGTGCTCTGTGTAAATCCCCGCGCAGTGCCGCCATAGCTCAGTTGGTTAGAGCGCCTGATTGTGGATCAGGAGGTCCCCCGTTCGAGCCGGGGTGGTGGTACCATAAAATCAATCACTTAGTTTATATCTTGTTCTCGGTTGGATCGTGAGTGGATTATCTTCTCAATCCACCGTTCGTCAGACGTTCCGATTCCTTCCAGCCTGACGCAGCTCTACAACCTTATTCACCTGTTCGTCTTTGTTTCGCAGGTAGCGTTCTGTGGTAGTGAAGTTGGCGTGCTGACCGGCTGCTTGAAGAAGGCGTGGATCTGCACCATAGCTCTCGGCCTCTGTCAGACCACCGGCGCGCGCGTCCTTGAGTTTGATTTGTGAAGGGACGTTCGCAAGGGCGGCGTAGCGCCTCCAGCACGCGGCATATGCGCTGCGCTCGAAAGGAAGGCCATGTGCTTCGGTAACAATAAGCGGCCCCATCACACGATCCCCGCGAAGGGCAATCAAGCGTGTACGCAAATCGGGAAGATGTTCGAGGCTGAACCGGATCGGCTCAGGCATCGACTTTTCCGTTTTTGAAATCACCTTCACAAAGCTGGTCATGTCCGCGTCGAAGTGTTCGATGCGCAACCCGTCTTGCCAGCGTGTGAAAATGACTGTGCGGTCGCCTTTCTTTAGGCCGCTATGAACGGTCCTGACAGAGCGCCGCACGATCCCGCCGTTGCCAAAGGCTGCTTCATCAATGGGAAACCACTGACCGCGCACGTCCACGGCGCGTAAGGACAACTCAAATTGCAGCATGAGGCCAGCCGAGAATGCCGCGTTCCCGTCGCGATCTGATACGGCGATAACGGCCTCGATCTGGGCGCGGGTCGGGCGTGTTGTCGAGCCGGACGGGGATTGAAAGCGCATTTCGCTCAAAGTCTCTTTGAGGTCTGCGGCCCCTGCCAGTTTCAGGATTTTGCCATAGGACGCGAGGATGCGCATATTGGTGATCATGCGATGGATGAACGCGACCGATCGGCCCTTGTCCTGCATGGCCTTCTGGATGCGCTTGAGCTCGCGGTAATCCAGTGCTGTGATCTTCACGTTGCCGATGGCGCCGTTCCAATAGTCGCAGCAATAGGCGTAACCTTTCTGGGTGTTGGCCTTCACCTCGGCATAGGGGCTTTCTGGATCGGTCAAATAGCGGTGGATCAGGTAGCCAAAGCTGCCGGTGTCCCATTCTGCTTTGTCCAGTTTGTCCCACCATTCCAGCATGGCGCGCGTGTGGGCGCGGCACAATTCGGCGCGGGCAAGCTGATGCTCGTCGTCCCTCGTGCCGGAAAGGTTGAGGTTGACGCGGGCAGGCTCAAACCCTGCCTCCGAATATTTCTTGGGGGCTTTCCACGTCGCATTGCGTTTGCTCCAGGAAAGACCCGGCGCGTAGGACGGATCGGACCCGTCCCAAAGCGCAGGCTTATAGGCTGTCATAGTTGATTGCTCCTGAGATATTCGGCACGGTTTCGATTGTGCCGGAAATAGTCTGCCTTGGCGGGGCCTCAGGATCACGCACTTTTCTACGCCGCGCGATCCAAGCGCGCACATCTGCGGCGACGTAGCGCTTGGTGATGTGGTCCACCTCGGGGAAGCCTTCTTCCTGCAACTGTTTCTTTTTCTTACGGAAATGAGAGCAATTCATCCCGAGGGCGAGCGCCGCACGATCCTGCGACCACATCTCGGCTTTTTCATTAAAAGAGCGGTCGAGGCTCATGTTCAGTGGTCCTTTCCGGTTTGGTTCGCCCAGCGGATCAAAACGTCCGCGTGGCATGGTTGGTCTAAGGGGCACCAGCAGGCGAGGTCTTTGCCGCGCAATTCCTCTATACCGTCAATCAAGCCATGCATTCCCTCGAAGCATTCGACCGCCGTGGCGCGGTCTGGAACGCCATCATCTCCCACCTTGAAGGGGTTCGAGAATTTGGACGGGCGAGCGACGATCACGGCGTGGGGGTGGTCTTTGCGCCATCCGCCTTTTTTGCGGTGCATCTGTATGCGCTTCGGCATGGTGCCTCCGGGGGTTAGTTGGACGCAGGGCGCGGGCGTTGCCTCGGCACTTCCTGCATGGTCAGGATGTAATCGACGCCATCTATGTCGATCACGACTGCTGCGCTCTCATCGTTTAGCTTGATGATCTCATGCGGCAGCTTTTGCTCTGAGGTCGGCCAGAGGCGGTCACATAGCTTCTCAGCAGGTTTCAGCATCTTCCAAGTCAATTGGGCCTCCGGGGTTAGCTGGATCGGTCGAGGCGGGCGACCGCCGCGGTAAGCAGAGCCAAGTTGGCGCCGCTCGGGTGATGGTGCGCGATGATGCCTACCCGCCGCGCGGGCTTCGGCTTCGGAGTCCGCGCGGCTTCCTCCGCACGGCGTTTTGCTTGCATCTCTTTCCGGCGGTTCTTCTTTCTCGGCATTTGGGACTCCGGGGATTTTTGGATTCAGTTGAGTTCGGCCACTTCGGCCTCATGTTCGACCCATTGCAGGAATCCCCGCAGGATCGGCTGCACGTTCGTTTCGTCGGCCCAACCTGCAAAGCCCACAAAGCCATCGGCGTTGAACGTGACCGCTTCCCTGTCTTCGAAGTAATAGGACACGCACCGCAACTCGGCACAGTTTTTGCCGTGGATGCGGATCATCGAAGGGTGGGCCATGTGGTAGGTGCCCTGCATCAGTCCTGCGACGAGCATCTCCGAATTGATCGCATCGCGAAGCGCCGACATGCGTTCATAGGTCAGTGGGAAATAGTCGAGGCCGGATTCCGCATAGGCTTTGCGCGCGGCCTCTCTGGTGAGTTTTTCAGTCATTGGGGTCTCCTTTCCCTTTCAGTTCAAAAAAATCGACCGGCCAAGAGCCACGCCAAAGTCACGACCACAACAGCCGCCAGAGCCAAGATCGCCCAGCCAAGCTCGCGCGGCGGTCGCGAGGTCATCTCGCTGTGCGTTTCGCGCAATGGCTGGAATGTTGCGTTGCCCGTGGTGCCGATGCTGTACTGGACGCCTCTGTCGTTGCGGATGCGTCCGTCCTGTGCTGCGTATAGCGTGCCGATTTTGAAGCCGGTCGCAGTATCACCACGCATGCAAAGCAGAGCGCCGGTGTGGTTGTGGGGGAGGCTCACGCTGTGTCCTTTCCCGCCTCACGGGCGGCGTGTTCGAGCTTGGCGATGGCCAGAAGCGTGGGTTTAAGGTCGGCGGGGGCGTCATCATAGCCGCGGCCAAAGCGGCCGTTCAGGCGCGGCAAGAGGCCGCGGGGGACTGCTTCCCAGTTTTTAGGGTCGCAATTCGTTTTGTCGCCATCGAGCGCCTTGAGGCAGTAGCCCTCGGGCACCGGCCCATTGGTCTCTTCCCATAAGTAGCGGTGCTTGTGCATGTAGCGGGTTGCGTGGCCTGTGTGCGGATTGCGGCGTGGCACTTTCATTTCGATGTAGCCATCCGTGCCAATGCGCTCGGACCAGAGGGGCAGGAGATTGGGCGCCGGGTGGCCAGGCTTGAATTGCGTCGCTGCGCTGTTGGCGTTGAAGGGCATGCGCTTGCCCTTGTTTGGCGGGACCTGGCCTTTGTTGAAGCAACCGGTTCGTCCCGTCTTCCATCCTTTGCGGGTGCAGAGCCTTTTGAGGTTGTCGAAGCTGACATCGCTTCGCGAGAACTCTTCAACAAAGGCGGCATGCAGAGCGCGGCGCGGCTGATCTGCTCGCGCCTCGATCCACGCGAGTTCTCGGGTGCTGTAGTGGATTTTTGGGCCCTTCATCCTGCGGCGTCCTCTGCTTTGCCCTCGATGGTGCGCGCATTGCCGATTTGCGGGAGCATCGGCAACACCGCCTTGCCATGCTGGGCAAACAGCGTAGCGGCGGTCAGTTGCAGCCGTGCGGTCGCGCTTACCTGGTCGGCGATAGCCACGATGGATTGTGCGCGTTTGGCTTCCTGCTCGATCTGTTCGGGGGTCAGGCCGTCGCACGCCAAGCGGTCGAGCTGTGCAAAGAGGTGGGTGTTCAGGTCTGCAAGGGAATTGGTCATGGGGGTGATCCTTGATGGGTGGGCGCTCAGACGATGAGCGTGGTCAGATCCTCGGGCAGGCCGCTCAGCAGCCTTTCGCTGACATCGGCCTTGCGCTTTGTCGGAGCGTCGTGAAAAGCATGCCCGTGAGCTTCGCTTTTCGAGGGTCGGATGCGCGCGCGCCATCCTTTGAGGTGCAGGATGCGGGCAACGGCCTGCGGTGATCTGCGGGTGTGGGTGCAAAGCTCCTCCAGATCGACATCCCAGCCGCGCGGAGTTGCGAACTGCCAGATCTGGAAGGCGAGGGTCATGCGCAGGACTTGACGTCTGCGATCGCGGGCGGGGGTGCTGCTTTTGCGCGGGACAAGGGCGTTCATGCCGCTTCCTCCGCATCATCAAATCCCACGAGCTCGCAGTGGTATATCTCGACGTTCGCCGCATCGCGCCACGCGCGCAGCATAGCGCGCTCGCCAACTGCGAATTCGCCCCGGATGCCGAGCATGGTGACGCTTGCGCCGTGCGGGTTGCTGTCGAGCGTGGCGATGTTCGCACGGGTGAGCTGGTGCAAGAGCGTCTGCGCCTCGCGCGGGCCATCGGCGTCAAAGCTGATCAGGCAGGCCATGGCGCGGATATGGCAATAGGTTTTGCGGTCCATTGGGGGTCTCCGAAAAGGTGATGTGCCATCGCTGGTCCCTCTGGGAAGAGGGGCCAGAAAGAGTGCATCAGGCCTCGGGGCTGCCCATGAATAGAGGGAGATTGGTCTCCTCGGTGGCGCGGGAAACAGCTTCCTTGAACGCAGCCTCGAAGGCTTTTTCGGGATTGTAGATCGACAGAATGAACTTCACCGAGCCGCCCTGCTTGCGGTAGCGAAAGCGCACGGGCATCCGATAAGGTGCGCCACCCAAAAACACGGGAATGGCGATGATGATGAGGTTCGGGATATTGAGCGGTTTGCCGTCGGCAGTCCTGTGTTCGTTGAGGAACTGGATTTCGGCCTCGCCGGTGTCGCGGTTGGTTGACACTTTGAGGTCGCTGGTCTCGAACACCTGAAACTGCTTTGACATGGCGAGCAACTGGTTGAGTTGACCATACCTGCCCTCGATCTGGCGCGCCGTGTGGATCAGGCGGTTTTCCCATGGCTCGTTCTTGTCGCTGACGCTGCCCGACAGCACAGCCGGCGTCGGGTCCATGATGTCCTTGGCCTGCGCTTCAATGAATTCGCCCAGATCGTCCTTTTCGAGCGGCGCGCCCGAGACCTTCATCCAGGCTTTCCATTCATCCGACAGCGGAAAGCCATAGACGGCACGGTGATGGCAATGGCGGGCCGTGGGGTCGCCGCCGAGATTGACCGGATCGACGGCACCCGCAGCATGATAGTCGGCAATGCAGGTCAAGGTCGGGGCGCTCATGTCAGGTTTTGCAAACAGGGCCGATGTGTCGCCTTTGAAGCGGTTCGCCCAGATGATCAGGCTGTCGAGATCCTCAAGGCGCGCAGTGCCCTTGCGGCGCGCGGGTTTGAGGTATTCCAGCGCTGCACGATGGTCACTGGTCAGGTCTTTGACTGTGCGCTTTTCGGGAAGGGTAATCAGATGTGCCTTGGTCAGATCGTGGCCCTCGGGCGTCTCGATCTTTTCGTGGTGGCCAAGGGCCTCCATCACATCGCGCATCGTCTGCGCCTCGTTTTCAAGTGTGACGTGGTCCGTCATGGTGTTTTCCTCATTGTTGAAAGGTCGAATAGTCAGTCGATGTCGCGGATTTCGCCGGTCTCGGGGTCGAAATCTTCCACATCGCGGATGGGTTGGTGCATGCGCGCCATGAACGGGCTGTAGAGCGTCAACTCGCCGTTATCGTTGATGAAAGCTGCCGCACTCGAGGGGGGCTTCTTTGGTGCTTTGAAGCTGACGGTGGCGCCCATGGCGACATCGCCGGATTTGCCGAGCGCGTAGCTCACCTGCAGCGTCATGCTGCCCTGGCACCCCTTGGTGCCGTGCTCGGCCTTGTGCTCAAGCAGATCGAGCTGCAGCTGTTTGTGGCCTTCCAGCACCTGCGCCAGAAAGTCGCCGCTGTCGAAAAGTGCGAGGATCTGCTCGATGGTCCGCATCTTGTAGGGATCGTGCGGTTCGACCTTGGCGACCTGCGTCGGGGTTTTGCGTTGGGTCATCACGGGAATGGTCCTTATTTGGTGATGTGGCGCACGGCGCGCATGACGGCGTCCTCGGCGTGGGTGTTGGCCAGCGACAGGTCGCGCGAGGCGAAGCGGTCGGTTTCCAGACCTGTGCCGCCAATCGCATGCAGCTCGGCAATGAAGGCCGCGCCGATGTCTTTGACGCGCTGCATCTGGGCTTTCTCGGTGTCCGAAAGGACGCGGTAGGTGTGGCGCACGGCGTTGTTTGCGGTGCGCGCGTCGCTTGTACTGTCGACAGTGTCGGTCATGGTTCAGCCTTTCGCTCGGCCCGCGCTGGATTGCGCGGGCGGGTGGTGCCGTGAGTGGCAGGGGGGGAGAAAGGGCCGGAGCGCGCAGCGCGAACGGGGAGGAGCGGGCGCTCCGGCAAGTGCCGACCCGGAGCAGTGACGGGTCGGGAGGTCATCGGCGTTGGGTCAGAGGCGCGCGGCAAAGGCGAGCGCGAGGCCGATACAGGCGGCCAGACCTGTGCCGATGATGTAGATTTGCAGGCTCACGCGGCGCGGTCCTGTGTTTCGAGGGTTTCAAGGTGGCGCTGTGCTGTGCGCGCCCAGGAGCGCTGCGCCTCGGCCTCGCTGCGGCCGTATCCGAAAATGCCATGCAAATGGATTTCGACCATGTAGCTGGCAGGTGCTGCTTGCTCGCGCGGAATGGCGTAAAATCCACCTGTCTCGATGGCCTCGGCCATGAAAGCGTCGTGCTTTTCCTCGGCTGTTTGTGCGCATTCGAGGCGGGCGATGAATTCGGCGATCGGGCTGCGGGGCATCATGCGGCACCGCCCGTATGCTGCGCGCGGTCTACCGCATCGGCCAGACGTTCGGCGCGGATGTGAGTGGCGGTTTGATCGGCGATGCGGTGCACGGCCATGCGATTGCCGCGCTGCGACATTTCGATTTTCCACGCAAGCGCGCGCTGGCTCGGGCTGTCTGTGATGTCAGGGTAGGCGACAATCCGGCGGGCGTGTTTGACCGCTTCGCAGCTTGTGAAGTCAATGATCATTGATGCCTCCATCAGGGTGGTGATGGGGGCATCTTATTGTGACCATAGCGGTCACTGTCAAGACATTTTGTGACCAAAATGGACATTGATATTTTGCGCTTGCCAAGTCGCAAGGCGTTAGTTCAATTAGTGTTCATCTAATGTTCTTAAGGTGTGTGAGGAATCCGATGGACTACTGGAGCGGGAGCAGTCGATTGTACGCAATGGCTCTGGTTGCAAAAACTTCGGGTGAAAGCCTGGATCAACTCTTCTTCGCCAGATCAATTGCTCGCATGCGCTCGGCAAGTTCGTATGGCAATCTGTCCCACCTTCCGAGGATGAGAAAATCGAGCGTGACATCAAATCGTTCAACCAGCATGGCTGCAACCGGTTCTGTAATCGCTCTTTTTCCTCCCTCAAACCGCGACCAATAGGTCCTAGGAATGTCGAGAAGGTCAGCCATTTCAGAGGATTTTAGGTTTTGAGCCTCGCGAAGCAGCATCAGGCGCCGCCCGATGTTTTCGGGCGTCATTTCATTGCGGAGCGCTTCTGAGAGCTTGGGTTCGATCTTTGCTGGCATGTGCAAACAATGCGGAATGACCGCTTTGGTCGCAATTTCCAGTTTGGATGATTGACAAGTTACCATAATGGTCATTAATTCGGGCGTATGCATCAACGTCCAGTTATCTCAATTCTGTCGAAATGGCCCGACCGCCGGTCGGTGCTCGAAGATGTTCGCCTTGAAGATCCTCAAATTGAAATGGTTGCTGTTCATCGTTGGTTTCAACGGGGCAGTGTGCCAGCCCGCTATTGGGCCGCTTTGATCTTTGGCGCTCGGGCGAGGGGGTTTAATCTCGAAGCCTTGGAAATCTTGCTAGCGCATTCTGGCTCCGATGTGGTCCGCGAGAGTTGGGTAGACGGCGGTCAGCCCAGATCAGGTGGCGAAGCCGCATGACTTTTCTCAAACTTCCCCATCCCGAATGGTCGACCGCGCTGTGCTCCTCCTCCCGCGGTGTGGTTGGCATTGGGCGCGCCGGAGAGGGCATTGCTCCGGCGCGCTTTCAGTTTCCCCATTTGCGCGGGCGGTGTCTCGCGAAATCCAGCGGAGAGTTTCCCCATGCGTAACTTGCGCCCTGCTTCGATCCAATCGGCCGTTCAGACCGCAATCCGCGCAGGCGGCGGGCTTGAGGCGGTTGCCAATGACCTCGGCGTCGGGGTGTCGACGCTGTCACACGGCACAGAGCTGTCCGAGCAGCGCCCCGGCGGGCTGGGGGTGAACTACCTCGACCGGATGGGGCGGATCGTGCCCGAAACGGCGGTGCCGGTGGCGCAGCATTTTGCAGCGCTCGCTCACGGGTTTTTCCAGCCGATTGCCTCAAGCGGGCCGCAGGGAGTGAGTGTTCACCAGATCGCCAAAGAGTTCGCCGACCTGCTTGGCGCGCATGCCGCGGCGCATGGCGAGGGGTCGGACGGCGGCGGGATCGTGACCAAATCCGAGGCGCGCGATCTGCTGCGCGAGGTCGACGAGCTGATGGCTGCCGTTGCGGGCTTTCGCGCGCAGTTGGTCGGGATTTCGGAAGGGGAGCGGTGATGTTGGATGCTGCGGATCAGGTGCCGAGTCATGCCCTGCACGATGAGGCGGTGGCCGAAATGACGCGGGCGGGTGCGTTGTGCCCGGAGATTGCGGACGCGCTGGGAATCACCGTTCGGCGTGTTCAGAGCATCCGCCAGAGGTTGCGCGCGGCGGGTGTCGATTTGCCCTATGTGCGCGGGCACAGCGGGGGGCGCCCTGCCAAAACCGCACGGAATTCAAGCGTTGAGCGCGCCTATCTGCGGGGTGATCTGATCCGGAAAATTGCCCGGGATCACGGGATTTCAATTGCTGTTGTCGGGAAGATCATCAAGCGCGCAGTTGATGCCGGTCGCTTGACGCGCCGCAACGCGCCAGCGGATCAGGTAGCAGAGGCGTTGTCGCAGTATGATCCGGCGTTCCGGGCTTGGTTGGCGGAGCAGGCGAGCGGTGGCATTGCGGTCCTCGATGTTCTTCTGGCCTGCGCTGTAGATGCCTGGTTTGAGGAGGTTGGATAATGGTGGCCTACAATTTCCTGCCCGAGTTCAGTGCGGCCATTCAGGCAGGCGAAAAGTGGTCTACGATCCGGCCCAATGGCAAGCGGGCGCATGCGCGGGCAGGGCAGGAATTGCAGCTCTACACCGGCATGCGTAGCCCGCGCTGCGCGTTGTTGTTGCGTGTGCCCTGTGCCGCGGCGATGCCGATCGAGATCCACCGCGATGCGGCCTATGTGAACGGCGAGCGGCGGGACAATCCGGCTTACTTCGAGACGCTGGCCGCGATGGAAGGATTTGCCAACTTCGGCAACATGCAGGCGTGGTTCGACCGCCGCTACGGTCTGCCTGTGCTGGATTTCACGCAAATCAAGTGGGCTTGGGCCACACGGATTGAGGGAGATGCAGCATGAGCGGTCCCAACCGTTCCACCGCTGTGATGCAGCGCCGCGTCGAGGCGCATGACAGCCTCGATGATTTCCCTACACCGCCGTGGGCTACCCGCGCGCTGTGTGCTTTTCTGATCGCCGAGGGGTTCGATCTGTCGGGTCTTTGTCGCGAACCTGCGGCCAATCGGGGCCATATGGTGCGCCCGCTCGGTGAGTATTTCGCCCATGTCGAGGCGAGCGATATCCACGACTATGGCGCGGGGTTCGCGCAGGGCGACTACCTGTTCGGGGCCGAGCCTGATCCGGTCGATTGGACGATCACAAACCCGCCGTTTCGCCTTGCCGAACAGTTCATTGCGCGCGCCTGTGCGACCAGCCGTGAGGGCTGCGCATTCCTGGTGCGCGCGGCCTTTCTGGAGGGCGTGGGGCGCTATCAGCGGCTGTTCTCGGTCAATCCGCCTGCGGTGGTTTTGCAGTTCAGTGAGCGGGTGGTGATGCACAAGGGGCGGCTCGCGCCTGAGGGATCAACGGCCACGGCATATGCCTGGCTGATCTGGCTGTCTGGCTTCGAGGGCGCGCCGCGCATGGCGTGGGTGCCGCCATGCCGCAAGGAATTGGAGCGGGACGGGGATTATCCATCTGAGATTGTGCCTGCTGTTAAAGGGGATGCCGGATGGTTGCTTTAGTGAGGCCTGTCGATATCGAAACGCTGCCGTCCTATCCGTTCTCGATCGAGGACCGGATCGACAGCCATTATTTCATGCCGTGGGAACGGCGGCGCTGGCTCAACTCGGATATGCGGCTCAAGGGGCTGCCGGAGTGTCGCGCGCTTTATTTCGATCTTACCAACATTGCGTTCGATCATTCGCCGGTCGGCACCCTGCCGGTGGATATGAAGACCCTGGCCAAGCTCGTTTTCACCGATTTTGAGCATTTCGAGGCTTTGTGCGCTCTGCCGTTCGGTCCGCTGCACAATTGGGAGCCGTGCAACTGCCGTGGCGAGGTCAGGCTCATGCACCCGTTTGTGGTGAAAACCCTGTCGGAAGCGATTGCGCGCAAGGAGGACAACCGCGCGAAAAACGAGGCGGCGAATACGGCCAAGCGGTTGCAGCGGCTGCGGATCACGATTGCTGGCTATCACAAAGACCTCGGGGCCAATGATGCGGCGGTGCGCTGGATCGATGAGTGGCTGAATGAACAAGGATGCGGCTATCGCGGCGGCACCTGGATAGAGCGGGCGATTGGTGCATGGTCGGATCATTCCCTGCGGCTGAATTTGGCGCGGCGGGGTGCATCCTGAACTTTGGAAACACTGTCCTGAACTGTCCGAAAGACAGTCTGAGACAGTCTGAGACAGTTTCGGACAGTCTCAGACTGTCCGCTACGACAGGGACATAGACAAGAAATTGAAAAGACAGTCGGACAGTGTCTGACGTTTGCGGGTCGAAACTGTGGATAAGTCGCGCTTGTGGTGGGCGAGGCAGGGCTGAGAAAGGGCAAAAGATGGAAAACGAGAGCGCAGAGAAAACAGGCAAGGCGGCAGTGCGAGAGCATCTGATCGACAGGCTTGACGAGGCGGGGTTCGTGCGGCGCAAAGGCGTGTCGGCGGAGATGCACGAGAAGTTCAAGGCGCGGTTGGCTGAGGTGCTGGGCTACCTCGATGTCGAGAACATCAAGACGCTCGCCGAAGTGATGATCGAGCAATGTGGCGATGCGATCTGGCCGGCGGAGGTCACGTTTCGCACGAATGCGCGGGCCTTGCAGGAGATGCCGGCGGAGGAGGCGCGGATCGTTTCGAGTTGGCTTGCCTCGATCGAGGGGCCGCAGGCAGAGGTCGGTGGCTATCTGGTCGAGCTGTATCGCTGGCTTGTGCAGCATCGTCGCCCGCCGCTTGCGATGGATATGCGCCAGCTCAAGCTGGCCGCCGAACAGAACAATCGTCACCGGACGATCATCAACGAGCGGATCGCGCGCGACGGGGCGGGGCCGGAGGATCGGGACTGGCTGAGCCGCTATCTGGCCGATCAGGATCGCGCGCGCCGTGTGGTGGCGATTGGTCGCCAAAAACGGGCGGATGGGTCAACCGAAGGGGCGGCGGCATGATGGTCAAGCGGGTCGAGGTGCCAGAAGTCAGTGGGCACCGGGTCATCGTCGTGGGCAAGAGCGGTGTCGCCATGGTGCAATCTCTGGAGGTTGCGCGCATTGCTGCGATCAGGGCGCGTGGTGCGGTGCCGGAAGTCTGCGGGCCCGACATTCCCGAAGCGCCTGCACGCGGGCCGGTGCAGGCATTTATGCCGATGGAACAGGTCAAAGGCTCGACCGAGCGCGCCAAGCCAGCGGGCTACAAGGGGCGGCATGCAATGCGCAGGCTCGATGCGTTCGGATTGATGGAGGCGGATGCCGCGCGCGCCTTCACGCGGGCGAAAGCCAATGATGACGCGGCGGTCTATGTGGCGCCCTTCACGCCCGGACAGGTGTCTGCAGGTCGGGATTATGCGGCCTTGGCTGAACGGGTTGCCGCGAACGGCGTCAAGTGTTCGTCGCTTGAGGGGCGCATGGCGTCGGGGGAAGGTGGTCGCGATGTCATGGATGCGCAGCTGGCGGACAGTCTGCGCCTCGATCGTTTGCGCGCGCGCGTGGGCACTGGATATGCGTTGTCGGTGCGTCGGGTTCGCCCCTCGGAGCGAGGCGGGGAAGGTAAGCGGCGGTTGATCCGCACGATCGATGTTGTCAACGCGGTGTGCATCGGTGGGCAGTCGCTAGATCAGGTGCTGAGGGTTGCTGGGTGGGTAGCGGATACCAGGACCCGCAAGGCGTTACGAGAGGCGCTGTGCGGGGCGCTGGACCGCATGCAGGGCTATGACCTGAAGAAAGGGGCTTGACGCTTAACTCTGCCCACTCTACGTCTATTGTCATCATCTACAGTTGCGCCCACGGGAAACCGGCGGGCGCTTTTGCGTTTATCCCCCAACAGAATGGTGTCCTGATGGCGCGCTTGAAGCTCCTGCGAGATGGTGTGCACCGCATGCCGTCCATCGTCCGCTATCTGCCGCAAGGTGATCGCGAGCATGATCGGGTGCGGATGAAGGCTAACCCGCTTCGTAGGCTCTATGGCACGGCCAAGTGGCAGAAGCTGCGCTGGGGTGTGTTGCAGCGTGACATGTTCACCTGCCGCACGTGTGGGCGCTTGGAGGCGGACACTTCGCTGTTGGTTGCTGACCACATTACGCCGCATCGGGGCAGTGAGGAACTGTTCTGGGATGAGCAGAACCTGCAGTGCCTGTGCAAGCGGTGCCACGACACGGTGAAGCAACGCGAGGAAAAGCGCGGCGGGCGATGACCGGAGGGGCTGGCTCGGCGTCTTGCGCCTTGGTGGTGCGGGAGGGGGGGAGGTCTAAAGTCTGGGGTGCCCGCCGGGCTAGACCGGTCAACTCCCTCATCTGGAGGTTTTTTTTAATGGGCGAAGAAGTTTCTGACCTGTTCGGCAACCCTGTTCGGCCCGGCAAGGGCGCGCGCGGACGCCCGACTTTTGAGGTCACAGAAAGAAATCGTAACAAAGTCAAACTGTTGCTTGCATTGGGCTGGAGTAACGATCGTGTGGCGAATGCCATTGATTGCTCTTTGGCCACTTTGAAGCGGTATTTTAGAGCCGAGCTGTCTCAACGTCAGATGATGCGCGACAGGCTCGACGCTGAACGGATTATGGTTATGGCCGAAGCTGCGATGGATGGTGTGATTGGTGCGGCACGCGTTTTCCAACAGCAACTCGACCGTAACGATCAGATGCAAGCTGAACGCTTCCTGGCAAAGAAGCCCGAGAAAGCACAGGCCGCAGATGGGCTTGGCAAAAAGGCGATGGTTCGCGCTCAGGCGCAGGATGCTGAGGCCGAGCTGATGTTGGAGCTTGAGCGCGAGGCATCCGGACATGTCAAACAGTGAGGCGCTTCCGCGCTTCGCATGTCCTGACTGGTGGGAACGTCTGCAAGCGGGTTTGCCCCCGATGGCAGAGGTTCCCGTCAACGAAGAGCGAGCGCAACGGGTGGTTACCTTTTTCAACCGGCTCCGTTTGCCAGATGTTGCGGGCGCACCTTACCTTGCGGACGCATGCGGGGATTGGTTTCGGGATATCCTTGTCGCGTTTCTAGCGAGCGAAGACCCTGAAACCTTCCAGCCAATTGTGTGGGAATTGCTCTGCGAGGTTCCCAAGAAGAACTCGAAGACGACCTATGCTGCCGGTTTGGGGCTAACGGCCCTTTACATGGAAGAGACGCCTAACCGGAAGATGATGCTGGTGGGCCCGTCACAGGCGATCTCAGGGCGCTGTTTTGATCAGGCGCGCGGCATGATCGACATTGACGATACACTGAAGAAGATTTTTCACGTCAGTGACTCTGACAGTGAAATTACGAGGCGCAAGACAAACACCAGCCTCGCAGTGAAAACTTTCGGGACCAATATCGTGACCGGGGAAATTCCGGTTCTGACCATCATCGATGAGGTCCACGAGCTCGGAAAACTTCCCCGTGCTGCGGCAGTGATGCAGCAAATCAGGGGCGGTGGGATTACGAAGCAGCGCGGCAAGCTGCTGATGATCACGACCCAATCCGACGAAAGTCCGGCCGGTGTGTGGCGGACCGAGTTGGACAAGGCGCGAAAAATCAGAGACGGGCGGGCGGGTCCATCGCCGATCATGTTGCCCGTGCTCTATGAGTTCCCCTTGGAACTTCAGCGCAAGCAGGAGTTCTGGCGCGATCCAGCCAATTGGGGCTTGGTTCTACCAAACCTGGGGCTGTCTATCGATCCGCAGGCGCTCAGGGATGACTATTCGAACAATGGTCGGGTGTCGAAACATGCTGAACAAATTTGGGCAAGCCAGCACCTGAATATCGAGATTGGCGTTGGCCTGTCTGCAGGTTGGCTTGGTGCACAGTATTGGGAAGACTGCATTGAGGTCGGGCTGACGCTTGATGAGCTGATCGAGCGTAGCGAGGTCGCGGTCCAAGGGATCGACGGTGGCGGGTTGGACGATCTGTTTGCTGAGGCCGTTATTGGTCGCTGCCGTGAGACCGGACGCTGGTTGCATTGGGCGCGCGCGTTCGCGCATCCAGAAGTCTTTGAGCTGCGCGAGGAAATCGTGCCTCGCCTCAAGAAGTTCGCCGAGGACGGCGATCTTGTTGAGCTGGCCGACGATGACACCTCTGGCGACGTGAGCCGAGTAGCTGAAACGGCGGCTCGCTTGTTGGCCGCAGGTTTGCTTCCTGAGCAGGGCGCCATCGGGGTCGACACGACAAACAGTGCCGCGATCCAGTTCCAGATGTTCGGCAAGGGGATCACCTATGAGCAGCTGGTGATCGTCGGGCAAGACTGGCGGCTTTCTCCGGCTATCTGGGGCCTCGAGCGTATGCTCAAGCAGAAAACTTTTCTGCATGGTGGGCAGGATCTGATGGCCTGGACGGTCGGCAATGCAAAACCGGAAATCAAAGGATCTGCAGTGCGGATCACCAAGGAAGTCGCGGGCAAGTCAAAGATCGACCCGCTCATGGCAACACTCAACGCGTTCATGTTGATGCTGCGCGATCCAGTGGGCGCGGGCATTGAAGAGTCTGTTTATGCGGCTCGCGGCATTTTGACCATATGAGGAACTGAATGGACCTATTTGGAATGTTTCGGCGTCAGTCGGCTCCGGCAGAACAGCCAAATGCGTCCTATCAGGATGCTGATGGTGGTGTTCTGATTGAGACATCACAAGATATTGAAGATGCGATCCGCATTGGCATGACCGGAAGTACCTCTGGGGTAGCAGTGACGCCGCATTCTGCCATGCAGGTTTCTGCGGTCTATGCCTGCGTCCGTGTGATATCTGGGGCGGTTGCCAACCTTCCGCTGCATATCAAGCGCCGCGTTAGCGACAATACGCGCGAAGACGCGGCTGATGCCTCACTCTGGCGGGTCCTTCGACGCAAGCCAAACGGATGGCAAACACCATCGCAGTTCCGCCGTCAGATGCAGGCGCAGATCCTATTGCGTGGGAATGCCTATGCGTTGATCGCATGGTCGCGTGACCGTGTTGTCTCGTTGGTGCCGCTTGACCCTGATCGAATGGTCGTCGCGCAGGCCGATGATGGAGAGGTCAAGTACGAATACACACGAAAGAGCGGTAGCCGGATCAATCTTCCGTCTCGGGAAGTTTTCCACCTTGTCGGCATGACGCTAGACGGGGTGCACGGTGTTTCGCCGATTACATTTGCGCGGGAGACCATAGGCCTCAGCATGGCGCAGGAGCGCCACGGCTCCACCACTTTTAAGAATAGCGCGCGGCCAAGCATGGTTTTGCAACATCCCGGAAAGCTTGGAAAGGAGGGGTTAGAGTTCCTGCGTTCCAGCTTAGACGCTTACCGCTCCGGCGGAGAGAGCGAGGGCAAGGCACTAATCCTTGAAGAGGGCATGAACACCGCGCCGCTTTCAATGACGGCAGAGGATGCGCAGTGGATCGAAAGCCGCAAGTTCTCACGTTCTGATATTGCGATGTTCTTTGGTGTTCCTCCGCACATGATTGGCGACACTGAGAAAAGCACATCATGGGGGACCGGGATTGAACAGCAGTCCATCGGGTTTGTCACCTACACGCTAGAAGACCACCTGACGACTTGGGAGGAAACGATCAACCGTGACCTGATCCCAGAATCTGAGGCCGATATGTATGCCCGATTTAATCGGGCTGCATTGGTTCGTGGTGACATCAAGACACGCTGGGAAGCCTACGTGAAGGGCCTGCAATGGGGCGTCATTAGCCCCGACGAAGTTCGTGCACTCGAAGACCTGAACCCTCGCTCGGATGGCGAAGGGATGCAATTTTATGACCCGCCAAACACGGCAGGCGGTGACCAAGGAGGGCAAAATGAGCCTTAAACAACTCCCAAAGGCTAAGGCTTTTGACCGACCCGCCGCCTATGTTTGGGATGCGCCTTCTGACGCTCTTGACCAGTGGGCGGAAACGCCACTGGCTGCCGAGTCAGACAACCCCAACACGATTTCTATTTACGATCAGATCGGTCAAGACATGTGGGGCGATGGGTTCACTGCAGGCCGCATGGGCGCTGCGCTGCGTTCCATTGGGCCAAATGCGGTAACGGTAAACATCAACAGCCCCGGTGGCGACATGTTCGAGGGGTTGGCGATCTACAACCTCCTGCAAGAACACCCGGCACAGGTTACGGTCAAGGTTATGGGTGTCGCAGCTTCTGCGGCCTCATTCATTGCGATGGCCGGCGACAATATCCTGATGGGCAAAGGGTCCATTATGATGATTCACAACGCCTGGGGCGCAGTGATGGGTAACCGGCATGACTTTGCCGACGCGGCCAATGTGTTCAAAACTTTCGATACCTCTATGGCAGCGATCTATTCCGCAAGAACTGGCATCGATGAAGCAGGCATCATGGCGATGCTGGATGGCCCCACACGGTCGTCAGATGGCACGTTTATGACGGCGCAGGACGCCATCGAAAAGGGTTTTGCCGACGGTGAATTTGACGCTCCCGTGAGCGCCAAAGCGACCATTAAAACAGATATTTCTGCGTTGAGGCGGCTTGACGCTGCTTTGGCGAAGACAGGCTTGCCGAGGACAGAACGCCGCGCGCTTCTTTCCGACGCAACAGGGGGCAAGCCGAGCGCTGCCTCAACCGTCACGCCGGGCGCTGACGACTGGACGGGTTCAGCAATGAGCCTAATCGCTGCAATTAGGTCAAAAGGAGATAACCAATGACCCTGCATTTCCCCGCACCGCGTGCGCGCGGAATCGTCTCAGTCCGTGCGGACATGAGCGACCCGAAGGCTATTCTGGCTGAGCTTCAAAAGACTTTTGAAGCCTTCAAGGCTGAGAATGATGCCGAAATCAAAGCCCTCAAAAAGGGCCAGCAAGATGTGGTCCAAACCGAGAAGGTCGATCGCATCAACGCTGAAATCACATCGCTGAACAAGGCGATGGACGAAGCGAACGCGATGTTGGCCGCACTCAAGGCTGGTGGCATCGGTAGCGACGTTGCCGACCCGGCCGCGCGTGAACATGCGGAGGTTTTTTCCAAATGGTTCCGCAAGGGCGACCGTGCGATTGCCGACGCGGATCTGGGCGAACTTGAGGTTAAGGCTTCGCTGACGACTGAATCCAACCCTGACGGCGGCTATCTGGTGCCGGAAGAAATGGCGACGACCATCGACCGCGTCGCTGGTACTGTTTCGGTCATGCGCGAACTGGCCTCTGTTATGTCGATCTCGTCCGGCACATACAAGAAGCTGGTCAACATGGGCGGCGCTGGCGCTGGCTGGGTTGGCGAGAAGCAGGCGCGGACTGAGACCGATACCCCAACGCTGCGCGAGTTGATTTTCAACGTCATGGAACTCTACGCCAACCCAGCGGCGACCCAGATGATGCTGGACGATGCCCGCGTCGATATTGCAGAGTGGCTCGGTAGCGAAGTGGCGATCACTTTCGCAGAGCAAGAGGGCGCTGCTTTCGTCGCCGGTGACGGCGTGCTCAAGCCCCGTGGTCTGCTGTCTTATACCAACGTGGCAAACGCCTCGTATGCATGGGGAAAACTAGGCTACACCCCGACCGGCGTAGCCTCTGCCCTGACAGATGCAACGCACAATGGTGCTGACGCCATGATCGAACTCTATTACAGCCTGAAAGAGCAGTATCGCAACGGTGCGACCTGGCTGACTTCGGATGTGGTTGCAGGTACCATGCGCAAGTTCAAGGACGGCGACGGCACCTACCTGTGGGGCAACCCGACCGCAGCTGGTGAAACACCGACCTTCCTCGGTAAGCCGGTTCGCACTGACGACAACATGCAGGCTGTCGGGGCAGGCAAATTCCCGACTGCATTCGGCAACTTCAAACGTGGCTATCTTATCGTGGACCGCTTCGGAATCCGCGTTCTGCGCGACCCCTACACCAATAAGCCCTACGTGCACTTCTACACCACGAAGCGCGTCGGCGGCGGTGTGCAGAACTTTGAGGCCATCAAGCTGCTGAAAGTCGCAGCGTCCTAAGACATTGCGCGGGCGATCACTGCCCGCGCTAACTTAACCCAAAATGTGAAAGGGTGATCCAATGAAGGACATCTATTCTAACATCGGTATGGTGCAATCGACGGTTCCGGCTGTTCTCGCTGCCACTACCACTGACACCGGTATTGACCTGCAAGGTTTCAACTCGGCTCTCGTGATCGTCACGACCGGCGCAATCGTCGGCGATGGCGATTACACCACCAAGCTGCAAGAAAGCGATGCGCTGGCTGCGGATTATACGGATGTGGATGCGGCCTACTTGCTGGGCAGCTTCCCCGCCACTCTGGAAGCCGCCAGCATCGTCAAGGTCGGCTATGTCGGCAACAAGCGTTACATTCGCACCGTTACGACGAAGAACGGCGGCACATCCATTGCGGCCGCAATCGTGGTCGTAAAGGGCCACCCGAACGACGCTCCGGTCGCCTAAGACTATGCATCGCCCTGTCTTGATCACCTCCCCGACAGAAACACCCGTGACTTTGGCAGAAGCCAAGGGACACTTGCGGGTTGATTTCGACGATGATGATAGCTTGATCTCAGGCTACATCTCAGCCGCTACGGTTCATCTTGACGGGTATGCGGGGCTTCTGGGGCGGTGCATGGTTTCCCAAACTTGGGAACAGAAATATGACAGATGGCGCAGGGTGCTGCGCCTGCCATTTCCCGATGTTTCGTCTGTCGAGGTGGGATATACCGACGAAGACGACGAAGAGATCACGGTTTCAACCGATCTCTACACAGTTTTGCAGGACCAACGCGGCCACTATATCCGCTTTTCTGATAGGTTCTCATCTCCAAATGTCGGGCCAGATCGGGCTGGTATCAGGATCTCATTCAATGCTGGTTTCGGTGCCGCTGCTGATGTCCCGTGGTCGCTCAAGGCGGCTATCTTGTTGTTCGTGGGAAGCCTCTATGTAAACAGGGAAACCTCGGCCAGCGATTTCAAACCCACGATGGCATTTGAGGCGCTGATCGCGCCGCACCGCCGCGTAGGAGTGTAGCCGATGACCGCCGGAAGAATGCGCGATCGCGTGGCGTTTGAGCGCCAGAGCAAAGGTGAGGACGAATACGGCAATCCAGCACAGGACTGGGCGCCGATGTTCACCGTCTGGGCTGACGTGCTTGAAACGCGCGGACGAGAAAAGGTTGCAGCCGGTGTGATCGAGGCCAGCAACACGGCAACCGTGCGCATCCGAACCTCTACGCAGGCACGGACTATTGCAGCAGCAGATCGCGCGATTTTCCGGGGTGCAGCGTGGAACATCATCAGCCCGCCCATTGAGCTAGGCCGCGACCGGTCTTTGCTGGAGTTGCTCTGTGAAAGAGGCGTTGCAAATTAATGGGGATGTGCTGGAAATTACCCGCGAATCGGTTACGGGGCAGGAGTAGGGAGGCTGTCTATCATTGGCCAGAGTGTTTTGTGCTTCTTATCGAGCGCGCCCGCTCTGCGGTCTTGTGACGGCGTCCCATGTTCTATCGCCTGAATGGCAAGGTTGTTTGCTTGTAGAATTCTCGAGTTGGCCTCCTTTTTCAAGTTTTCGATGCGTTTTATGGTCAATGTCTTGGCTGATCTGGCGCGTTCTATTTTAGCTACAAGTTCCTGAAATTTTACCTCCTGCTGATCAAGTCTTTGATCAAGTTGATCTCGAATTTTTTTTGACTTTTCTGCTTGAAGGGTTGGTTTGGTGAGGGGCTGTCCCGCCTCGAATGCGTCGGCTTCGTCTCTAGCGTCGAGTTCTGAGAAATAGTGATCGGAATAGAAGGGGTCGTCCTCATCAAATCCGCTCTCCTCAATAATAGAGTAACAAAACTTCCAGTATTCCTTGCCGCTCTGATCGCTCTTGAAAACTGTAATACGGTAGGTGCTCGCCAACTTCATAAAGTTGCCATTTGCGTTCCGTGTCCATGACGGTACATCGGGTGTCTTTGAGCCAAAAAGCCACTTAAAAATATTCACTTCTTTTCTCCGAATTATTCGCGGACCTATCCGGCCACACCAAAAAACTGAAACATTCGGTCCCAACATCAAGCGGGGCCTTTACCTTTTGGAGGCGAGCATGACTGTAATCGGTGGTGACCGTGTGGCTAAGAAGCTCAAAGATTTGCCGGATCGGGTCAAGAAATACGTCGATCAGGCCAATAAAAAATCGGGCGACGAGCTGATCAGTATTGCGAAAGTTCTGATTCCCAACAAGAGCGGCGAAAACCGCGCGCAGATCAAAGGGACTGCGCTCGAAAGTGGCGCTTACCTCGCCGACTTTGGGCCGAAGTCCAAAGTTATCGAGGGAAAGAACGGCCCGCGTCCGTTTGTAAACCCCGCGTTGAAGGTGTCGCGCAAGCGGCATAGGGGCCGCGCTAAACGGGCGGCGTCCAAAGCAGTCAAGGAATTGTTCAATGGCTGACGATTCTGCGCTTGCGCTTCAGAAGGCGCTTGTCTCACGGCTCAAATCTGACGCCGCGCTCTCTGCGCTTGTTTCAGGGCGTGTCTACGATGAGCCGCCTCAGTCAGTGACATTCCCCTATGTCCGCATTGGCAACATCGATCTTCGAGCGCTGCGTTTCAGCTGCGGCGTCGATGATGACATCACGTTTTCCATTGAATGCTATTCACGCCCCACATCTGGCCGCGTCGAGGCCACGCGGATCGCCGCGGCTGTCCGCGCGTCCCTCGATGACGCAGACTTGGAGCTCACCGGATTTTCGCTGGATTGGTGTGACTACCTTACACAAGCCGTCATCCGCGCTGCGGATGGGCAAAGCTACATCGCCACGGTTGCTTTCGAGGCATCTGTCGCTTTGGCCGATTAACCGCCCTTCGGCAAGGCAGTTCGGGCGCGTGCCCATTTTCAAACATGGAGGCCGATATGGCAAAGCAAAAGGGGCGCACGCTCCTCATCAAGATTGGCGATGGCGCTGAGACGGAAGCGTTCACGACGCTTTGCGCGTTGACCACCAAAACGATCACAATCAACAACGAAGAGATCGACGTTACCACGCCGGATTGTGACGACCCGGGCGGCCCGATGTGGACTGAGGTGCTCGACGGCACAAAACGGGTCAGCTTCAGTGGGAACGGGATTTCAAAGGGCCGTGCAGAAGAGATCACCACGCTGAACGCCGTGCTCTCGGACACCCCAATCGCAAATTTGGAAGTGATTGTGCCTAATTTCGGCACCTTCTCGGGCGCGTTCTTTTTCTCGTCCTTTGAGCTGGGTGGCGAGGCTTCCGGTGGTGTGACGCTCAACCTTTCTGCCGCATCAAGCGGGGCTGTAACCTTCACTGCAGAGGTCTGACCTTGGCGATTGCATCGACCGGCGTCTATGAAGAGAAGGTCGGCGGGGAAACTCGCCGCCTCGTCCTGCGCAATGGCGAGATCGAGCGTTTCGAGCTGCAATATGATTTCGGCGTCTTTCAACTTTTCGACCAGCTTTTCGGTCGCGGGGACGCGCCAAAGGTGAGCCATGTGCGTGACATCGTGGCGCTTGCTTTGGTTGGCGGCGGAATGACGGATCGCGAGGCCGATGCGCTAATTTCTTCGCTGCCTCCCTCTGAAAACATGGCTCTGCGCCAGACAGCACAGCGGGTTCTTGGCGTGACCTTCATCCCTGCGGCTTTGACGGCTGGCGATAAAAAAAAAGCGGCTGGATCGCCCGTGAAAAAGTCGAGCGCCAAGAGCGATACGGCACCGCAGAGCGTGTCCGAAATATCTGCGGTGTGATGGGGCGCCTGCCTGGCGAGGTGCGGGCGCTGACACCCAAAGAGACCAGCGAACTTGTCGACGCTTGGAACGCGGCCCAATCGGCAGCGTCGGGCGAACTGCCACCCCCCACAATTAAAGACCTAGAGGAGCTTGAGGCGCGGTATGGCTGACGACAACCTTGAAGCAATCACGATCCTCCTGCGAGCAAAGGATAAAGATTTCCAGCGCGCGATGGATCGCAATAACAAGCTGATCGCGCGCATGACAAAAGATGCGGGCAAGAACACAACTGGTATGGCAAAGACGGTTGATGCCAATTTTGCGCGGATGGGAAAGAGTGCGACTGCGCTCGGGAAAACCTTTGTGGCTGGCTTGGCTGCGGGAGCGATTACCACGGCGCTGGATATGGTGGTCAACAACATAGGTCAGACTGTCAAAGGCATCGCCACTATTGGCAATGAAGCGAAGCGCTCAGGCCTGTCAGCGCAGGCATTCCAAGAATGGTCCTATGTTGCGGATCAGAACCGTATTGGTGTCGACGCTCTGGTTGACGGTTTCAAGGAACTCGCTTTGCGCGTGGATGAATTCACGGTGACGGGCGTGGGGCCCGCTGCGGATGCTTTGAAACGCCTCGGCTACAGCAGCGATGAGTTGAAGCGGAAAATCAAAGACCCCTCGGAACTCATGCTGGAAATGCTCGGGCGTATGGAGGGCATGGACAAGGCTGCACAGATCCGCATTTCCGATGAGCTATTCGGCGGCGCTGCGGGCGAGCGCTTTGTTGAAATTCTGGGACAAGGCGAAAATGCCCTACGCGCTACAATTGATCGTGCGCATGATATGGGGGCGGTACTTGACGAGGAGCTGATCGCAAAGGCCGATGTTATCGATCGCAAATGGGCCGATCTATCCACGCGGATGGGTAGCTACGGAAAGCAATTTGCTCTGGCTCTGGCTGACATGATCCCGGGGTTGGCGACAACCAATCTTGAAGATATTTTTGGCACGGATGCGCTCGCCAAGGCTCTTTTGAGTGACGAGGCCTATGCAAAGTTTGCCGACCTGGCTGATATTTCTGATGCAAACGCCGACAGCCTGAGTGAACTGGCCGCCGCCTCTAGCGCCCTTACCGCAGACACCGATGAACTGGCAAATAGTCTTGCTGCCATGGCTCAAATTGCAGAGGTGAGCGGAAACGATGTGATTGCGGACCAAATGGCCCGCGCGGCGGATAACATCGCAGGCCTAAATGCCCAGCTGCAAATGGGCATGATCGATATCGATGAATACAATGCGCTTTTGTCAGACACATTAACCGAAGCGCTCGCCGCCGCTGGTGGATTGGAACAGGTCAGCGGCATAGATATGTCGGCGTTGATCGCCGCCATTGGTGCCGTCACTGGTCAACTGAGCGCTGCCACGTCACAATCGGACCAGCTCAATGCCTCCATTGCAAGACGCCCACAGTCACCTGCCGAAGCGAAGTCAGGCCTACTTGCCGATCTCAATGCCTTGGGCGCTCAAGCGGACGCTGCATCTGATTATGTCAGCGAGCAAGAGCGGCTACAGGGCCTCACAAGAGATCAGCTTGCTCTCGAGCGCGAGGTTGCGAGCGTCCGCGCCGATGCCACAGAAAAGGGTCTGTCGCTTTCGGACGCGCAGATCACTGAAATCGCCTCGGGCAATATTGCGGCAAATGCATCACGCAACACAGGCGGCGGAAAATCGGGCGCCAGCGGTAGCACTCCGGTCGATGACAATTTGCGCGAGGCCGAGCGTTGGATTGACCGAACCCGCACGGCGCTCGAAAAATACGAGGCCGAGCTTGTCCAACTGGAGGCTCTCAACGAGGCCGGTTATTTCGCAGAAGCACCCGAAACCTATGCTCGCGCCGTTGCCCAGGTCACCGATAGCATTGATGAGGAAAAATGGGGCAATATGCGCGATGGCATCGAGGACGTTGCAACCTCATTGCTGACTGCTGCGCGCAATGGCGACAACCTCGGGCAGGTTCTTTTGGATATGCTCACCGATGCCGCGATCCGGTCTGCTGCAGAGGGCCTTGCCAACACACTTGCCGGCATTGGCTCGGGTAGATCGTCCGGCGGCGGTTTCAGTGGCTTTCTCGGGGCGGCTATTTCGAGCATCTTCGGCGGCGCGCGCGCCAATGGTGGTGGCGTGCAAGCGGGCCAGGCCTATCTCGTCAACGAAAACACCCCCAACAGCGAGCTGTTTGTGCCTAGCCAATCTGGCGCAATCCTCAATGTGGGTCAGGCGCAACGGGCTTTGGCCTCACAATCTTCAGGGCCGCAGCAAATCCATTTGGTCGTATCCGGATCGGCTGGCAGTACCTTCCGCAGCGATGTTGCATCAATCTCGGGGCCGCAGTCGATGATCATCACGCGGCAAGCCGTAAAATCTCAATCAAATAGCTCATTGGCGCGCCAGCAATCTATGGCTCAGCGGGGGACGTCGTATTGATCCGATCAACTGTAACGATCCCGCGCTCTTTAATGCGCGTCGCATCCATCGAATGGGACATCGACTGGCGAGGGCAGAGCGCTGGATCTGCAAATGATGGCAGTTCGCAGCTTGTCTATAACAGGTTTCCGAGGTGGGTTGGCGCTGCGACCTTGACGTTGCACGGGGATGCTGCGCGCCAATGGCGTGCAATTAAAGCGTCCGCACAGGGGCGCGTCAATATCTATCGCGTCCCCATGTTCGACCCGCTCAATGGCGGGCCTGCAACCCCCACTGAGTTTCGTCCATCGGGTGTTCCATTTTCGACAGAAGAGAATTTTTCAAACGGCTTGGGCTTTGAGTATGCGCCGTTCGTGCGCGTGGTCACGGGCTGCGCTGCGGGGGCGGCAGAAATCCACGTGGAAGAAGTCTCCGGCCCGGTGCGGGTTGGCTCGCATCTCTCGATCAATGACTGGCCGTTTATCGTGACGTGGCGGGATGAAAATGGGGATGGCACCGTCATCCTCGGTGTGACCCTCTTGCGCGTCACTCTTGCAGTAGGTGATCAGATAGAGATGCGTGCTCACGGTCTTTTTGCGGCTGACTCTGATGATATGGGGCGAATGCCTTACGGGGGTTCCCGTGCCTATGCCCCGGCTCTCAACTTCACGGAATATCTGAACCGATGAGCTACTTCCCGCCTGAGTTCAATCCCCGCGATGATGTCGTGGGGGTGCTGGCGCTTGCCGCCATCGAGGCCGAAGACGGCACGCATCGCTTCATGGTGGGCACCGACGGGCGCTTTATCGACAGTGCGGGTCATGCCTGGTTCGGCTCGCAGCTGCTGTCGGTGGGCGATCTAGAGCTTTCGATCAACGGCACAGCCCCCTCGGGCGCGCTGACGCTCTCGTTCATCCAGGACCCCGACGCGCCGGATCTGATTGCGCAGATGCGCGAACAGGGCGTGGCCGCCATCGAGGGCCGCCCTTTGACGTTTTACCAGCAACCGCTGCGCGCCATGGCCGAGTTCTATGCGCCGACCTTGGCGCCGATCCCCTGGCTCACCCGCACCATGCGCCGCCTGACGTTTGATGCCACGGGCGCGCAGGAACGGTCCATCTCGGTCGAGTTCGAGGCGGCGTCCGAGTACCGACGCACCGCGCGCAGGCGGGTCTACAACACCACCGATCACAGCCAGATGGTTGGCGCGACAAACCCGAGCTTGTCGTTCGTCCCGCGCGACAACTGGCGCTCGGAAAAGATGTTCAGATGACACCGCTTTATTTTGAACTGCACCGGCTGATGTGCGCGCCGTTTGAGTGGGGCCGCTCGGATTGCATGACGGCGCTTGCCGATTGGATTTTGCGCGTGCGCGGCGTGGACCCGCTGGCCACCGTGCGCCTGACCTATCAGTCCGCCAGTGAAGCGGAGCGGCTTTATGGCTGGCTGTCGCGGCCCGTGCAGTCCGTTGATCATTACTTCGTCCCCTGCGGCCTTGGGATGACCGCCGCCCCGGTGCGTGGCGATGTGGGCATCGTCCAGGTGCGCGGCGGCGGCCATGCCGTGGGCGGGATTTGCCTGGGAGAGAATTGGGCCTTTCGCTCCGAGGATCGGGGCGTGGTCACGGTAAAGCCGAAGTTTGTCAGCGTTCTGGGTGCATGGGAGGTTGGCTATGTCGATCCGTAAATCGCTGTTGATTGCGAGCTTTCTGGCGAGCACAGCGCTGACGCCGCGCCCAGCAGAGGCGGGGCCTATCGCAGCCTTCGTTGTGGGCGGCTTTAGCTACTTTGCCAGTGCAGGCGTCGCGGCGGGGCTTGCGGCCGGCACGGCATATGCCGGTGCCTTTGCCGCCGGTGCCTCGGCGGCAGCCTTCTTGGGCGGCTCGGTTTTGGGGCGGGTTCTGGTTGGTATTGGGATCTCGGCCGTCAGCGCAGCGCTCACAAATCGCACGCCCCAGGTGGCCGTGAGCTCTCCCTCCGAGCGGCTGGTCAATTACGCGCAGCCCGTGTCCTACATGCGCCGCGGCTATGGCCGGATCCGGACAGGCGGCATTGTGGGCTTTACCGGCTTTGCCAACAACTTCCGCCATGTGGTGATCCTTGTGGCAGCCCATACGACCAAGGGCCCCGTGACATACTACCTCGATAAAACGGAGGTTGCGCTCGACGGGGGGGACATCCTGACCGAGCCCTTTGCGGGGCACGGCAGCATTCGGCCCCACATCGGGTTTGCGGGTCAAATCGTTGACAACGTTCTGGCTGAAAACTTCCCCGAGATCACGGCGGCGCATGATTTTGCGGGGCTGTCGTATTTTGCCTTTGCGGGCGAGCGTGTCGCGGACAGCAAGTTTGCCGATGTCTACCCCGGGGGAGACATCTGGAACGTCTCGGCCGTGTGGGACATGTGCGACACGATCTATGATCCGCGCGACGGGCTGACAAAGTGGACCGATAACGCAGCGCTCGTGATCGCGCATGAGCTCGTCCATACGCTTGGCGCCGAGGTCGATTGGGATGAGGTCGCGATTGAGGCGGATGTCTGCGATGCGCTGGTCACCAACCGCGACGGCGCGCAGCAGCGGCGCTGGACGATCAATGCCGAGTTTACCGATGACATGGAATGGGATGACGTGCGCGACCGGCTGATCACGGCCTGCGACGGGTATATGTTCGAGCGACCCGACGGCAAAATGGGGTTCCGCGTCGGGCGCTGGATTGAACCGACTGTGACACTGACGGGCGCAGACTTTGTGTCGTTCTCGGTCACAGATGGCAAAGACCTCGGTACTGCCTCGCAGTTCGTCGTGCGCTATGCAGAGCCCGCGAATGATTACGAGGAAAGCCAGACCGGCGTCTATGTCTACGACGACACCGCGCGGCGGATCACGTCAGAGACCACCGCCTATGAAATCGACAGCCACAATCAGGCGTGGCGCGTCGCCCAGCGTCTGGCGCGGCTTGCCAATGCGGGCCGAAGTATCCGCGCGACCGTGGAGCTGATCGGCTTCGAGCTGATCGGCGAGCGTTTTGTGCACATCGATCACGCAGAACTCGGGATCGTGGGGGACTTCGAGATCTCCAAATTGGTGCGCAACGAGGACGGGCTGACATTCTCGCTCGAGGCAGTAGCGACCCGTGCGACCGACTTTGTCTCGGATGCCTCAACCGAAGAGCCGGCGCGGCCGGTTTATGACCAGGTGGAAAGCGACGACACGGTGCCCGATGTCACGGGCCTTGCCGGTGCGGCGCTCGATGGCTCGTCCATCCTGTGGCAGTGGGACGCGCAGGGCGCGAGCCTGACCCAGCAGCTCCAGCTGCGCTCGATCGAGGCCGGCATCGAGGATTGGGTGACCTATGGCGCACTGGAAGGGCAGGCGCAGCTGCTGCTGTCGGGTTTGCTGGATGGGGCAAGCTATGAGGCTCAGGTGCGCAACCGCACGAGCGCGGGGCGCTTGGGAAGCTGGAGCGCGTCCGTGACCGTCGCGGCCGTGGCCAACAGCACGCCGCCTGTGGCGCTGACCGCCTTTGCCGCCAGCGCCGATGGCGTCGACGGGCTGGTCACGTTTACGGCCCCGAACGATCCCAACTACTACGCCACGCGGATCTGGCGCGCCGATTATGCCAGCGGCTACGCAGGCACGGTGTCCTTTGCAGACGCCGCCCTCATCCAGACCGAATACGGCATCCCCTCCACCGGTGACAGCTACCGCGATCCGGCGCTGGCCTCCGGCGTCTACGCCTATTGGGGCGTGCCCATCAATGCCAGCGGGCGGCCTGAAATCTCCGAGACCTTGCCCGCAACGGCATCGGGTCCCGCCACCCTTGAAATCATCTGAACATAGCGAGGTCCTGAAAATGGTCACAAAAACCCCGACAGAAGTCTGGCGCGGCAATCCGCCCAGCGACCTGCACCGGCCCAGCCTGGTCGATGCTGCCCGCCTTGCCGATGAAACACTGGCATTGGTCGGTGAAGTGAGTGCGGGGGTGTCGGGGTTAGGTGTGCGTGCGGATGGCATCGAAGCCGATGTGACGAACCTCGGCGCAGACATCGCGACCCTCGACAGTCGCGTCGCAGAGCAAGAGGCGCGCGAGTTTGTCGAAAGCCCTATCTACGCCACCACAGCGGCAGGGCTTGCTGCAACCGCCGTCAGTGAAATTTTCAAGGTTCGCACAGATGATCCGGCGACAGTCGCTTACTATGAGTATCTGCACGACACGGGTGACGTTGCGATACTCACCACAACGGTGCCAGCGACGGCTGTGCTGGTGTCGAAGGCGGATCAGTCCGAACTTGATGCGCTCTATCTGCGCGCGGGCACGCAGGACCTATTTGGCGAGACTGTACAGACATCATCAACATACAGCGCGCGCCTCAGCTATGGTGGGTGGCTCTTGGGTCAGGACAGCGATGCGGCAATCGACGCGGTCCTTAATCGCCTCGATATCGAAGCGCGCGTTGCCGTCACGGCGACGAATTTGCGTGTGCGGCTTTGGTCAAGAATCTTCGGGGTTGCCGAAACCGCACCTGGCGCGGATGCCAGCGATGTGATGGTCGCAGACCTGACCTACACGCTGGCCGAATTGGGCATGGCATCAGGTGCTACCTACGATCTATCTCTCGACATCGGTCAAATTGAAAAGCCCGCCGGCACGATCATCGGCTTTGAGTTTTGGGGCGACGATGGTGCTGGCACCAAGACCGTGACTGGCATCGGCACTGCGTCCGGCGAGGCTGTGACGGGCGGCATCTATTCTCTTTTCTACCGCACTGACCAGACTACGTGGGGATTGGCGGCATCGTTGCGCCCGCTTTATGCAGTTTACGCAGTCGAGAGTGCCGTCAAAAAAGATTTTGCGGTCCAACGTTTAAGCGCAAAAATTGAAAACTCAGATTCCCGTATCGCAGCGCTGGAAAACTCTCCGTCTGCGGTTGCGTCTGACATTGCAACGCCTCGCAACTACGGGGTGGACGGCTACGCAGGTCGGGCAGATTACACCGTTGCCAACACTGGCGGCGGCACGTGGGAAACTGTCGTGTCCGCCCCCGCCGACTGCTACGCCGTGCGCGCCATTTTTTATCATGGTGACAGCACAAGGTCTGTCGGGATCGCTGCCGCATCTATTAAGGCGATTGGTAGTGTTGCAGCGATGGGCGGGACAGGGTTCACGCCGCTGACATTTGGCGGCGATAGCGGGGTAACGTTGCCTCCCACAGGCGGCACTAGGGGCGTGTCCATGTGCCGGTCTGATCTGGTCTATCTGCCGTCTATTCCTCGCACAGACGGCGGAACGGTGCCCCTCTTTGCCATTCGGGCCTATGTGCCTACCGAGGGTTTCAAGGCGATGGGCAAGGCGGACGGGACCACTGATCGCCTTAATTGGGCCACGCATCCTGATCGTCCATGGGTCAGCCGGTACAATGCGGGCGATTGCGTGAGCAGTGAGGCGTCGTTTGTATCCACGACAAATATCTCGCACAGCCCTGTGGTTGGGCTGGAGTTTCATTGTCATTCGCAAGTCCTGACGTTGATGGCGGTTGGTGACAGCCAGACAAACGGCGAGGGCGGCGGGATAACCTATTCGGGGGCATCGTGGGGCTTTGAAGCGGCTGTTGCTAAAACCGCCGCCGGTGGGGCACCTGTGGGTTATCTCAACCTTGGCTCGTCGGGATCAAACTCTGCGAGCTTCCAGTTGCGACTAGATGCGGCGCTTTCCGCAGGCATCTTGCCCGACATGTGCATCATGCAGGGGTTCAGCGGGAACGACATAGGGGGCGATGATCAGGTCACTGATGCTATCATCGCCACGGCGTCTGAGCGTCTGGTGCGAAACCTCGCGCAGATCACGGATCGAGGTATATGCCCGATCTTGTGGACCGCTGTCCCCTACAATCCGGCCTCCCGCGATCTCGGCGCGTCGGATGCTTTGCGCCGCGCCTATAATGACAGACTGCGGTCTGTCGCGTCTCGCGGTGCAATTGTCATGGACTTCGATGCGGCTGTCCGGTCTGGCGTGATCGACGGTGACGGCCAAATGGGCCTCGATACAGATTACACCTCTGACAACACACACCTGGACGACGCCGGGATCGCGAGGGTCTCGCCTCTGGTTGTGGCCGCCCTTGCTGCTACGGATGTTGAGCGTGCGGGAGGGCTGATGGTTGTTTAAATTACCTCAAATGGCGGGGCGACTGTTTCCAGTCCTTCGCACGGGTTCGCGGGGGTCTGACTGTGACGTTCTCTGACTTCGCCCCCCGCGTCCGCACCGTTGCGGGCCTAATCCGTGACGCAAGCTATCTGATCGTCGTCGTGACCCCGGCGCTCGGTCTAATGCTCTATGGCCTCTACGTTTGGAACCGCGACACGATTGTTTCGACAGTGCGCTCCGAACTCGGCATTGAGGGGCTGGCAACGCGGGAAAACGTCGAACAACTTTCGATGCGCGTGGGCGACCTGACTGCGGCTGTCCGCACGGCATCCGGCGATGATCGGGTAATCCGGCAACCGATCGGCATGTCCTATGTTTCCGAGCCTGTCTCGGTGGGCCAAAGCGTGACGCTCAACCTCGTTTTGGAGCGCACCGCGTTGGGAGAGCGGTGTGTTTTCGTCGGCGGCCAAAGCCTTTTTGCAGATGCGACAAATATCGTGGTCAGCGGATCGCCGGTCCTTCCCCAGAGACAAATCGCCCTGACAGCAACGCGGTTGCGCGTGGTTCTTGATCCGCCCCAGACGCTGCTGCCCGGACGCATCGAACTGTATCTGGCGCTCGAATACGACTGCGCCGGCAAGCGTGTTTTCGATCGCACCGATGTGGTCGCCTATCAACTGCTCGCGAAAGGATAGAGCATGAAACTGATCCCTGAATGGCGCGCGGTCCTGACCGGCGCATGGTCCTCCCTCATTGCAATGATCGGGGCTGTTGTCTTGGCGGCCGGCTCGGCGTGGGAATACTTCGCGCCCGAGGACCTTGGCCTTGCCTCGTGGCAATACCTCCTGATCTCGTCGGCCCTGTCCGCTCTCGTGACAGGCGCGCGCGTGACGCAGCAAGAGGCACTGGCCGCAAAGATCGCGGGCTATCTCAAAGACACCTCGGGCGCGGTGCGCAAGCGCGTGATCGGGGGGGCCGTGGCGGCTGTCATGGCGCTGTCCGTGCCGATGGTCGCAAAGTGGGAAGGGATGCGAACGGAGGCCTATCGCGATGTTGTCGGCGTCTGGACTGTCTGCGCGGGCGAGACCGACGGTGTGCGGGCAGAAGACAGCTACACGGCGGAGGAATGCAGCGCGATGCTCGGCGCGCGCGTGGCTGAGTTTCACGGGACCATGCTCAAGTGCGTTCCCGAAATGGCCGGGGCCCCGATCGAGGTGCAGGCGGCGGTTACAAGCTGGTCGTACAATGTCGGGACTGGTGCGGCCTGTGGGTCCACGTTGGCGCGATACCTGCGGGCTGGCGACTGGCGGGCGGCCTGTGATCAGCTACCGCGCTGGAACCGTGCTGGCGGGCGTATTTGGGCGGGTCTGGTCAATCGTCGCGCGGATGAACGAGGCCTGTGCCTGTCGGGGCTGACATGAACCGTCTCGCGCTCTCGCTGCTGGCCGTGTTGCTGGGGACCTTCGCGGCCGGAGGCTGGCTGTGGCACCGCAACGGCGTTCTGCGAGCTGATTTGGCGGTGGAGCGCGCGGCCAAAGATCAGGCACTTGCCGACCTCGATGCGCAGAAGTCCGTCACCGCCATTTTGAACCGCGCGATGATCGCTGCTCGTGCGCGCGCCACTGACTTTGCCGCAATGCGAGAGGAACTTGCCGATGTGGACGATCCCGAAACTTGCCGTAGCCCTGTTGTCGATCGGGCTTTTGACGTCCTGCGATCACGCGAAGCCAATCGTTGAGGTGCCGAGCGAGTTGCTGCGCCGTGAGCCGCTCACAGAAATCCCGCCTGCCGGTGCGTCAAACCGTGTGCAGGCGGGCTATGTATTGGATAGTCGGGAGTGGATGGAAGGGGCGGACGCGCAGATCGACGGGTTGATTGGGGTGGTTTGTATTGTCGCGGTGTGTTGAGGCTTTGTTTAATCTCGCATTCGTTGAAGAATCCCACGATACTAAAATACGGTTGCGTAGATCAGGGATATGCGGATGGCGTCTAGTTCGAGGGAAGAGGCGGTTTTAATCGGGATCGAAGCTGTGAAGGGCGCTTTCCTGCTGAATGGTGCGGCCGCAGTTGCTCTATTGGGTTTTCTCGCATCGACATCTGCGACAGCGAGCCACAGCCTGATGGTGGCCGCTTCTTGCGCATTGGTTAAGTTCTCAATCGGAGCTGCATGCGCGCCATTGAGCTACGTGTGCAGCTACATCGCAGTGCACGCTCAGAATGGTGGCTTAGGTTCATGCATAGGGTGGAAATGGTTTCAAGGCTCGGCCCTTTTATTCGGCTTCACCCCTGTAATCTTTTTTGTTTGGGCCGTCCTCGCGTTCGCTCCTGCCCTCGCGCTGCCCTAAATGGTTTCTAAAGCCATGCGCAAACTTCTCACCCTCTTCCTCTTCGCCTCGATGCCTGCCCACGCTGACACCGTCCCCGACTGCGGCCTCTACACCTACCGCGTCGAGGTCCAGCGCGTGATCGACGGTGACACCATCGTGGCGAACATCGATCTCGGCTTTGATACATGGCTGCACAACGAGCACCTGCGGCTCTACGGCATCAATACGCCCGAGCGTGGTCAGCCCGGATACCAAGAGGCCATCGACGTGCTGACATCGCGCATCCAAGGCCAGCCCGTCTACATCTGCACGCACAAGATGAAGCGAAGTGATGCTGAGGCTACGGGCTCGTTTGGCCGCTATCTGGCCACGGTTTATGTGAATGGCGAGGACATCAACCAGTGGTTGGTCGGGCAGGGGCTGGCCGTGGTGTTCAGGGAGTGAGCGAAGCTGGGCTTCGCGGCATGGCGGGCTTGCGGGGGTGGTTCAGTAGGACAGTGGTTTTTATAGACAAATAATCAAGCGCTGAACGTTTATAAATCCACTTACTTTCGAGCAACAAAAAAGGCCCAGCCAATTCTATGGGTGGGCCTTCACGAGGATGCATCTTGGAGCTTTAAGCTGCCAATTTCTGCGTAATTGGAGATGGCTGCTTCATCCCAAAAAAATCTGATTTCTTGATGGTCTCAAGTGTCATCGACTGAAGCGCTTTACGCACGGCGGCTTCTACCGCATTTGCCATTGCTACTTGCTCTGTCATGTCTGGTCCCGAACTTTTTTGATGTGTTTCTAGGTTGCTTCTTACTGTGTTTTGATCATTTTCTGATTCTTACATCATCTTCTTAGACAAGATTTAGGTTTTTGAAAGGTAAATCCAAGCGCCCTTCATCTTAACTTCTTTGAAATTGCCGTCCTTTTCGGCTTCCTCTGTGAAGCGATGAGCGAACTGAATCTCCGCAAAACTACGTAGGTGAAACTTGATGTGGCGAGCTTTCATCTCGTTGAAAGATAAGCTGATTGTTCCAACGAACACACTGACGAGCGCATCTTCATATGAGCGAAGTACGTGGCTGTCTCCGAAGTCAAAATCAGGAGAAAAAGTGATGTGCCGAATGCGCAAAACTTTGCCGTCATAACCAGGAAGATGGGAGCAGTTTGCATGACACGCTGCAATGTACTTACCATTTCCATCCGTTGCAGCGTAGACACCAGCTGCACGATTGGTGGGCTCAGAGGAAGCTAGTTCTTCTAGGATTGGCATGGAAGCAGCCGCATAGTCCTCGAAATTTTCACCATAATTTTGGCACTCTTCCTCCCATTGTTTGGTGAGAGCTTGCCAGTGGCCGTTAAAGTTCGAAACGAGTTGCATCTATCCAAATACCCTTGAAATTTAAAATTTTACAGTCAGAGCTCTTTATTGTGCCCTTACTGAAAAAGTTCCAGATCTTTTTAGGAAGCTATGCCTTGATTAGCCGCTCCCAACCCAAGCGCGGCTTCCAGCTCCACCACGCGGGCGGACAGGGCGCGCAGATTGTCCGAATATACGTGTCGTGCCCAGCCAAGGTTTTGCGCGTGGTCGTCGAAAATCTCGCAGGCATCATCTATCCACGCTGCGTCTGTTTCGTTTTCAGCAATCACGGCCTCCTCTCGTTGGGGTGGGGGTATCCATCATGCTCGACGCCATCGAGCGTGCGGCCTGCGAGTTTCTTGCCCGTGCGGCGCACTGTTCGTCCGTCTGGAAATTTGAAATGATCGCCCGGTCCCTCTGCCTCCGACACTGAGACCCATTCGCCCCACTGCTTGAAGTGAAAGGCGACACCAGCGGCCTTACACTGATCGCGCAGGGACCGTGCCCACTGTGGGTTCATCGGGCGCGCATTCGGGCCGCTCTCTCCGCCAGCGATGATCCAGTCGAGTGCTGGCTGATCTACAAATGGGCCTTCATCCTCATCGCCCCAATCGGCGCTGGCTTGATTTGCCGAGTATGACCTGAGTGCGTCTATCGCGCTCCACCCGTCCTCGCAAAGACTCGTCAGATCGACAGGCCCTAGCAGCGGCTCCATGCTCAGGAATCGCACCGCAGCGGGCACGGCCAGCAGCTTCGGAATGTCGCGCTCTGCCTCAGCCTGATTGACGATGGTGCATCCCAACCAGACATTTTCCCAACCTACACCCCAATCGGCGGGCAGCATCTTTGCGATGTTTCCAGGGCGCTTTGTCAGCAAGAGCCAATCCAGATTCGGTGTCGCGCGGATCAGGTCAAACAGGTCGGCCCGCCATTTCGGATCAACGGCATTGTCAAACACGTCTGCTAGGCTGGCGCAGAAAACGCGCGGGCGAGTGCAGAACTTTTCCGCCTCTTTGTTCCACCGGATCGGTTTCGCCCAATTGGACGCGCTTGTGCGGCGGCGGGGTGCGCTCGGGCCCCAATTAGTGCCGCCTGTAAAGCGGACGTTGCGCGCCTCCGCATAGCAGTTGTCGCACCCGGGGCCGACCTTCTGACAGCCTTCCCACGGATTGAACGTGTGGGTGGTCCATTCGATGTTGCTGTTCTCAGCCATTGTAGACACCGAACAAAACGGCGCGCTGCTCGCTGGTAAAGTCCTTCATGGCCTCTCGACCCTCGGCAGAATTGGCCCACTCGTCGCTTTCCTCTTCGGTCGCGTCAAATTCACCATTTGCGACACGGGCTGCAAATTTTGTGAGCCCTGCGGCCATGAGAGCCTCATGCAGCGCGGTCGGACCGCACAGGTGCACTGTGCCGTAGTCATCAAATTCCCCCGTAAGGGCGCGCACGGCCAGTTTCTCGTAAGTCGTGGCATTCTGTTGGTTGGCTTTTGCGGCGGCCTTGCGCAGCTCTCCGGCCAGTCTCTCGCTCGTCTTCATTTCTCAGTTCCTCTCGTTGGAATTTCGGCGGATCGGGATTGATCCAACCGTCGCATGAACGGCAAATATCGCCGCTCTTGTGATCCAACCGAGAGAGTTAAGAGATTGATTTTACTTGGTGTTGCCTGATTTCAAATAGGATTGTGGATCAGGAGGTCCCCCGTTCGAGCCGGGGTGGTGGTACCATTTCCCCCCGATGTTACGCGATACGCTGATGGAATGGCTTCATGCAAAGCCCTCGGGCAGCTGTTTGTGCGGCGCGCCGGCACGGGGCTGCGCGCTTTGGCGATCAGGGCGCGGCGGGTGCGACGGAGGGAGTGATTGGAACGCTCTGGCGCAGATCGCCGTCCCGCGTGTAGATCTCGATGCGCTCGGCATCGCCGTCAAGCACCACCACCGCGTACCACCCCATGCCCTGCGTCACCGCCACGGCTGTACCCGACCCCGCCAAGGTGATTGCCTCGGGCAGGGTGATGGCCTGCTGAGGCGCACGGAAGCGGATGACAATCAGCCCGATCAGGACTACAAGCCCCAAAATCATGGTCACCATCAGCGTGACGACCAAACGCCGCAACAT